GACGGAGCGCCAACTCGCTCAAAATCGACCTGCCCCTCACGGAAACTTGGGTCTTGGTAGAACTGCTGGTTCCCCATAGGAGAGTACTGCCCAAATTCACCCGCTCGTCGTCCCGCCAAACTAGCCAGACCCGCTGCTTCACCCAATTCGGGGGAGACACCCATCCCCGCGATGCCTTCCATTGCCTGCTGCTGAAGCGGGCTGAACCCTGCGGTGCGCTGTTTGCCGTAAGGCTGATAACCCTGCCCGATCAGACCGGGTTGCCCCATACCGCCAAACACATTGCCTAGCAAATACTGTGCGTAAGGCGTAGCCCACTGAGGGATGGTGGAAGTGATCTGTTCGGTTGAAGTCGGTTGAGTAGCCATGTTCGCTCCTTAAGCAGGCAGAAGGCGGCCAGTCTTCACAGCAGGGGCTTGCTTAGTCTTGCCCGTCCGTGCCTGTCGCACTCGCGCCATCATGTCGTAAAGTTTTTTCGCCCCAGCCTTGGTGGAGCCGTTGCCAAGATGCGACACCACGTCAGCCGGGATGACGAACTCGCCATCGGCCAAAGCAGCGCGTTGGACACCCTTGCCACGAATCACGGCAGGGATATCATCGGACATGCCATCACCCGGCCCATCAAGCAGCTTGCCGCCTGCGGCGTATTCGCCCGGCATACCGCCACGAGCGAAGCCGAAGTTGTAATCCTCGCCCACAGCGCCGCCGTAGTTGAAAGGGATCACCCCTTCGTCCACTTCGGAGAACGGCGACATGAAGTCCAACTCCCTGCGGCGCGGGATGTAAGGCTGCTCCGCTTCAACCGGAACTTCTTCAGTCAGCTGCGGCCTTGGGATAAATACCTGCTCTTCTTCAACGGGAGGGATGTACGGAGTCTGCTCATACACCGGACTCGGTGAAGCGTAGGGCGATTCATAGACCATTGGCGGAGTGTAAGCAGGAGGCATGTAAACCGGCTCTTCCTCTTGCCGCCTCGGGATGTAGGCCCGCTCTTCCTCAACAGGGACCAAGGCAGGGAGCCCCGCCATCTTCGACTGCGCAGGGGGCATCGGAGGCGCAGCCTCTTCCTCGATGATACGAGGACTGAACGGAGTGGAGACAGGCGCAAGTTCACGGGGCTCGCTGAACGGGGTCGGCGGGGGGCCAGCAGTCTGCTGTAGTTGTGCCGCTCTGTACGCCGCGCCCGGTCCCGAATCTTCGGGAGTGACGTTACTGCTGATACGGCTTCCACCGTAAGTCAACTCCGGAGCCGTAGTGGCGACGTTGTAAAGCGAGTATTTATTGATCTCAGGCGGCGCACCCGCATAGACAGGCCGCTCGCTTACGATCTTGAAGTTCTTGTCGCCCTTGACCTGCGCGTTGCTGATCGGCTGTCCATACATAAAGTTGTGGATCAAGTCCGTCATCATGAAGTTCTGGATACGCCGGGCATCCTCGTTCTTCGGGCCCTCACCCATCGTGTTGAGCCACGGCTGCACAGCCTTCTCGAATATCGTCGCAGCGTCAGCGCCCTTATCTACCGTGCCATCCTTGACGGCCTTATTGATGACTTGCGTCATGTCGTAGACGAACTCTTCGTTGCCCTTGCGACCGTACTTGGCCTGACCGGGGAACTCGTTCTTGTTCGTGCGGTAGAAGTTGATGAAGCCCTGAGCGAGTTCTTCAGGCGGAGCAGAGCCAAAGCCGCGCCCCTGATCGACCGCCTTCCAATAGTTCTCCAGAGCCTTGTCGCCGAATTCCTTCGTGTTGACCAGCGAAGCACCGAGAGCCGCGATAGCAGCGGCAGCAAGCATCCCCGGAGGGCCACCAAGCGCCCCAATGCCAAACAGTTTGCCAGCAGATGCAGCCGTCATCGCTGCATTGAACGCGGCACGACCTTCCTTGCCCTGTTCGATGGCTTTTCCGGTCTCATACGCACCAAGTACTGTACCGACACCGGGAAGAATCTTGTTCTGCATCAGGCTGCCAAGTCCAGCCTGCGTGCCAGTATTGATGCTTGGAATCGCAGTCAGATCAGCGACTGAATTTACGCTGCCAGACAAATTACCAAGTCCAGCCACGTCATCTGCTATGGAGAAGCCGTCAACAAGTACTCTACCTGCGCGAGGTATAAGCGAGGATACGCCCGCTCCAGCGGAAACCGCAGAGGCAAGATTGGTAGCGTTAGAAGAAGGCGGCCTGTAGTCAGGCCGGGACTCCGGAGCGTAGGGATCATTCGGCAGTTCTTCGAACGACATATTGCCGCCGGGAAGCGGCGCATCTGGAATAAAAGGCGACACTGCCGCAGGAAGCACTGAAGCGGCAGCAGGAACAAGATCGGTAGAAGTGGGAGGCTCGCCCACTCTTTTTCCCGTAACCTCGACTTCTTGCAGATCCTCCGGCCCCGTAGTGAACTTGTCCTTCAGGTAGCCAATACCCTTCTCGATGCCTTTTTGCGCAAGGTACTGCCCGCCAATTCCGGCAATCAAATCCCCTGCAGGGCTGCCCGTAAGCGACCCACCGCCACCGACGCCACCACCACCGCCGGGAGTGCTAGGAAAATTGCTAGGGTCAAAAGGCGTGCCGTAAAAGCCCCCACCCGTGCCGGGATACGCAGACACAACCGGGTTACGGGCACGGCGGTTCAGATCCTCAATGTACGCACGAGTCGCCGCGACGTTCGGGTCAACGCCAAGCTGAGCAAACATTGGGTCACGGGGCGGCGCTACACCGACCTCGCCACCATCTGCATAACCTTCGATCTCGCCACCCTCTGCGTAGCCCGGAGCCATCGCAAACGGGTTGTAAGGTACAAGGCCCTGCGGGGTCTTCTTGTAGTACTTGCCCGGCAGCTGATAGGGCTGGTCACGCCCCGTGCCGTAAAGCGGGTTGAACCCGCCGGGGATATAGATGTAATCCTCACCCGCGCCACCTGTAGGCAGCTTCTTAGGAGCAGGGGTAAGTGCGCCCGCCAGACCGCCGTACGTGGCGGTCTTAGCAATGCTCTGCATAAACGGAGACTGAAACCCACCGCCCATAGCCTGACCAAAGGCCGTACGTGACTCAGGGGAGGTGAAGAGGTTCTTTACCCCCTGCCCAATCCCGCCAAAAGACATGTCTCGCGCAATACCCTGACGCCCAGCAGCCAGATCAATCGCGGTAGGGGTGCCACGGAAAACGTTGGCAGACTTAAAGTAGTTAAGACCATCAGACGGCATCGCCTGCGATACTGCGCTTTCCCCCGCCCCCGTACTACGCGCTGCATCCATAGCCGCAGTGGTCTTAGCCATCTCTTCGGCAGGCGGACGGACCGGAGCGGGCATTGCTGATGCCTGCAACGACTGAGCGATATTCGCACCGCTATACGCGCCAAGCCCCGCCTGAAGGCCCTTCTTGAGATCGCCCTCGATAAGCCCGTACGCACCGCCGACCACAAGACCCGTGCCGATGGTGCTAGCAGCGGCCCCGGAAAGCCCAAACAGACTCCCGACTTTGCTCCCGACGCCCGGCGCAAACGTGTTGAGCGTGGCACCGATGATGGTGGGCAGGAGCTTCTTGAGGAACGACGCCTCGTACAGCCCCGTCTCGGGGTTGATGGTCAGGCTACCACCGTGGGCCATCGCAAGTGCCTGAAGACCCTGAACCTCTTCGGGGTTCATGTGGACAAGCATGGTATCGCCACGCCGTCCCTTGGACTCCAAAAGCGAGGCCAAACCGCCCCCGGCAAAGTTGGTCTGGGGGATTTCCTGCCCCGTCATGGGGTTAATCTGGGCATCGTAACCACCGACGACCTCGGTCGGTTGGTTATAGTTAAGCGGCGGCGCGTAGGCGCTACTGTGCATCCCGGCCATCGGGTACGAGGGGTTAGGCTGGGGGACAGCCCCGTTTGAATACAAGTTCTGGTTCATGCCGCCCTCACGGGGTCAAGATGGCTAGATACTACCACTTTAAATATGTACATTCGACACCCAAGTCACGGTCAGGATAACAGACGGGATTTCTGGGATGTTCCCCGTGGCAGGCTCTTCGGAAAGGAACACATTGGTATCCGAGGACTGCCAAGCTAATTCAAAGTAGTCGTTTTCAGACAACGGGGTCACGTAGTTCCACGCTGATATAATTTCAGAGTTCGGACCGTCGATGACAACTTTGCCAGCAGAATGCTCTACGTTCTGTCCATTGATCCGAAGCCAAATGTAAACATCGGATGCGCTACCACCAGACTTGTCTAACTGGACCGAGAACTGGATGTTATAGATGCCCTCTTCTGCTACATATATACGGGAGTTGATAGCCCCGACACTGACATTGAAAAAACTCACTGTCCGGTTGAACGTCATTAAATTGACGGTATTGGCTACCGGGTTAGACTGGTCTACGCTGCTATAGAAAGACCCGTAAGGCTTTGGCGCGTTAGCCGCATTAGAGACCCGACTGAAGAAGAGACGCAAGACGTTAGAGAACTGATCCTGATATCGCTGCTGATACTCTACTGGCGCAACAGGCAGATTTGGCGCAACGATATTACGGATCTTCTGGCTGCTGTACTCTGCCATCAGCGTCTCCCGTCAGGACGGATGTCAAGGCGCATCATGCCCATCTGCCACGCCACGCCGATGTCGGCTGAGGACATACGGAAGGACATCTGACGGCCCCGCACGCGGGTATAGACCTGACCGGTGTAAAGCTCAATCGGGAACGACTGCGTTTCAGTCACGGTAGGCGTATTAGCCGCAGAGTAGGCACTGCCCGAGTTCTGTCGCGGCTTGACGGTCAGCGTCACGGACGGCGTGTTCGAGTTAGACCCGTTGAAGGTCAAGTCAGGTAGCATGCGCCAGATGTACCCGAAGCTCTGCCCGTCTTGGATGTCGAAGTCCGAAGTCTCGATGTAGGCTGCAATCGGCAGGATCTCGCTCGTCGAACGGTCGTCGTTCCCGTTCTCGTGGTTCATGACCTGATTGGGCACGCTATAGGACACAGTGCTATAGATGATGTGAGACGTTGCAGCAGTCCCGTCGTACCCACGCGTGCATCCGGTCAACGAATCGGAGGTCTTGCCGGTGTAGAAGATCTTCTCAAAGTCAATCGTGACCACACCCTCGTTCGCATAGGACGCGGCATTAATGACCGGGATGATCGTTACGCTGCTGTTTATGGCTTCCGACAGGTACGAAGTCTGGATGCTGAACGAAGCCATCGGGTACTGCCGAAGCGGCGAGTCAAGCCAAAAGCTACGCTCCAAACTGCCGTAGTACCAGATTCGCTCAAGGTGGTTATAGACCACGTAGCGGTTGTTCACGAGGCTATCTGCAGTCGGGTAGAACCACCAGACCTCGTTATAACCCTCGTTAGAACCGCAGACGATCTGCGCCAACTGATCCGTGTTGATGTCGGTGAACACGAACTGACGGAGGCTGCAAGGCAGCGTCTCGACGCGACCCGAGTACTGATAGAACTTGTCCACGCCCATCCAGTAGGTCACGTTGTTGACCGTGATGGCAGCGTTCGGGGACGCGATAGAAAGGTTCTCCATCAGAAGGTTCATGCCCCATACGTACGGCGGACCAAGGTACTGCATCGAGAAGATAGCAGCGTCTGTCCAGATCAGGATTTCCTGCCGGGTATCAAGCGAAGTAACGATGAACGAACCATACGACAAGCGGGTTTCACCAGATTGATTCGTCGTCGCCGGGACCCATTCAAACGGATTATCTGCATCCGACCAACGCACGAGCAGCGGGTCGAAGTCTTCCGTGAAGTTGACAGGGTTGTACGGGTTGGACCCAAACGCAATACAGAAGTTACCCGTGCTGGAGGTCGAAATTTGATAGGTGTTGTTTGGGACGT